GCCCTTGAATAGTCCAGCACTGCCTCCATTAGGGACTCAAAGCCCTCTTTACGCAATGCCTTCTTTATGGCCTTTATGGCTGCTGCACGTGCAACCTTGCGTGGATACGCCATATAAAGTGCCATTGCCCTCTCGTCGTCCGTCATTTCTTTCTCCCCTTATGTGACATAGCCCTCACCCTCGTTCTCTTCTTGCCAGCCTTCTTGGTCCTAGCGAACGACCGGTTCTTTGAGGGCGACTTGGTGGTCAGGTTTGACTTCTTGTTGTTGTTGGCGTTCCCGTCCTTGTGGTGGACATCCTTACCCGCAACCTTCACGCCAGCCTTCTTCAGCTTCCTCCGAGCCTTATTCCTGTTAGACCTCTTCTTGATCTCGCTCGGCTTGGAGTCGAAGTTGTCGTACTCCTTGCGGTAGTTCCGTTTAGTTGCCTTCTTTTTTGCCACGTCTTCTCCTTATTGGCTTCATGAAATAGTGCCCAGCGAACCCCCCTATCCTCTTCATACCCAGCTTTCTCCTCAGGTGGTTCTCCGCAGCAGTGAGGGGGCAGTCGATCACCTTGGAGAAGGTGAGTACAAGGACAAGAGACATTATCGGCACGGAAACGTAAAAGGGTTCCATGAACGGGACAATGAAGAAGGCTAGGATGTTGCTCCCCAAGATGAACCCGTGAAACACCACGAGGCACATCAGCGTGTACATCAAGGCAACCTTCCTCATCTGTCTCTCCCAAGCTCGTTAAGGAACCCCACCAGAACAGCCACCCCTCCCACAAAGAACACAAAGCCAAGAGATGCGTAGCTCATTACGTGGTCCTTCTCTAGCACCCACAGACAAAGAAGTTTGACGGCTCCTTGCCCTCTGGAACGTGAATCACGTTGCTCAAGTGTGCCCACACCAACTCAGTGTCGTGAGGAGAAGTAATCGTTTTCCCCAAGGGGCTTGGCTCACTCATCGCTCGGCCCCTCCGGTAGTGGTCGCCAGTGGGTGAAGTGGTCTCTATGGGCCGGTCCCTGCTCAAAGAACCACTCCCCGGCGAAATCGTCGTTGTAAGAGGACGCCAGCACTCGGCCATATTGGTCGGCCACGAGAACCAAGGCTCCGTCATTCGGCGTGCGGTCCTCCACGCTCACCCACTCGCCGGGGCGGTCATTCCTCAGCCGCTTGATCTCTTCGCGGAGCAGCGGAACACACGTGCAATGCACCGCACCCAGCGAGTCACACGTCTCGTATGCCATAACGACATCACGGAGCCGTTGGCAGGTCTTCAGTCGGCTATCCATCACTCGGTCCCTCCGTTTTTCTCCCAATCCTCACACATCCGATTCCACAGGTCTATCCCGCTCTGAGTGGTGAAGTGGAATGCCACGAGGTCACACTGCTCGCACATGACCCCGCTGACCAGATGCCCCCCAGCAGCCATGTAGTTTTCCTTGATGTCCGGATGCTTTCCACAGTCAGGGCACTTCCTGATAGTCATTGCACAACGCGGCCTATCGGGGACACTTACCTATCCCCCATATCGTAACAGCGTCTGTCTGCTGGCTACGTGCAGGTAGCTTGTGTCCCCCGAGGATGTCGGCCAGACATTGCCTCGATTTGCACGGCCCCAGCATCCTGTTTGCGAGACAGGTCGGGTAACAGACCCACACAGGCACAAAGGCGGTGAAGCTGAAACGCCCTCATAGTTTTACAGCCTCGAGTTTCCTGCATGGTTGCCACAATGTTGTACACCACGGGGCCTCCATGCCCCATTACGCCATCCTTGGCTAAAGTCGCTACGCCCGACTTGAACGGGCTGGTGACCGTGGACACGGTAACGACTGGGGGTCACTACTCCCCCATCCCACGAAAGGAGGGACGTTTAGAACGGAACCTCTTCGTCAACGGTTTCCGCCTTGGCCTTTTTCGCGTTCGGCTTGTACATCCTGTCAAGCTTCGCCGCGATACTGTTGTCATTGGAGATGGTCGTCTCGACCGGCCCGTCATAGGGGAAGTCGAAATCGTCCCACATCTTGCCGTCAGGACTCTCCCTGTGGCTGTTCTCCAGTGTGACCGTCAGTCCGGTCAGGTCGCAGGACCCCCCCGGCTCTAGGTCCTTGAACTTGCCGTCCCACCCCAAGGTCTTCAGCCTTGCAGCGGATCGTTCGACGTTCCCCTCGCTGTTCATCCACAGCTTCACAGTTCGGGTGAACTTCGCATCAACGACAAACTCCTCCCCACTGGACATGTACCTCTTGTGGGGAAGCACCTCGATACCGAAGTACTGGGTTTGGTTTTTACCGGCAACGCCGAAACCCTGACCCATCACGGTGCAGTCATATCTTCCTTCGTCGTATCCAGCCATTAGCTCCTTGCCTCCACAATAGCATCCTTGAGATTCTGCCAAGCCTCTGCACCACTGTCCCCACCCTCAATCTCCGCTTCCAAACCAAAGCGGTTCTTCGCGTCGAATGCAGCCGAGTGCTGGGTGTGGATGACACGCGAGTGGCCACCCTTCCCCTTGGCCCTGAGGCCGCTCTCGTCCACTTCGATCCAGTAGTTGAAGAAAAGGACCGCGTCGCACCAGCGGTGCGTCAGAGACCACGTCTTGTGGTGCAGGTCGACCGTGAACCGATCATAGTCTGCACCAACAGGGTTGCGGTATTGAGTGATCTTGGTGTGACCAAGAAGCACTACCATCATCCCTTTTTCGTCCCTGAGTCTGTCCACGGCGTTTATGTACTCACGCCAGTCAGACAAGGACACCTCGTAGCCACGGTTGAAGCCCAAGAACCCTCTCTCGGACCAGTCACCGCTGAACTCCCTGTTGCACACATGCTCATGGCAGAGTCTCTCCGCACATGAGATAGTGTCGATCACGAGTGCCTTGTACTCATGATCCTCTGTGGTCAACTCCTCGATCATCCCCATCATGTCGCTGAAGGTTCTGGCCGGAGGGAGTACTGGCAGGTCTTCCGGAACAGCACCGCTGCCCTTGAGAAGACCCCAAGTATCCTCTTGCCCAAAGGGCATGACCACACTCTTTGGAATGTTGCCAGCCAGTGAGGACTTGCCCACACCAGCAGGACCAACAATCACCATCGAGGGTGGCCTCCTCTCCACATCCTTTCGGATGCTTTTCAGCCAGTTTGTCTTGACCTTGGTATCCACAACCTTGGCCCCCTTCGCTTTAGTTTCCACTGTCATTGTCTCCCCTTTCGTATCCAGAGACTGCCGCCCACCACGCATCCATTGCAGCGTGCCAGACGTTTCCAAAGAAAAGTGCGGGCTTGATTTCTTCGCGTACACGCTCCAAGCCCAGCACGTACCGGTAGTGATGCTTCGTTGGGCAAAGCTGAAAACACTTCGCCCTGCTGTTTGTCAGTAACTCCCTGTCGCCGTATGGGGACGCCTCACCCTCAAGCTCTGGGTGGACATCCAGTGCGTGCTGCCAGTTCGCACTCCCCGTCTCGTCATGATGTGAGCAGATGCCCAAGTACTGACAGGGGGTGTTGTACATCATGCAGCCCGAGGGGTTGTACGGAGTGATCCCCGTCTTCTCCGACCTCTTCATTGTGGAGGTCATATCCTCGGACACTTGCCACAACGAGTTGTTGTACTGCTCAAGCTCGTCAGTCGTCAGGGCAATGCTCTTCCGCTTGAAGTACTTGTCTCTGCCCTCGAGGATCCCCTTCAGGAGACGTATCTGATACATCTCCATGTTTTCCCTCTCGATGTCCAGCAGGTCTTCCACGGTCTCATCCGATACCGGCTCACCCAAGTAGTGTCCAGTCGTCCTCGTGTTGGACCGTACAGCGTTGCTGATCTTGATGGGCTTCGTTGTGGGCTTCTTCACCACGTCCCAAATGATTCCCCTGAGGGGTACTCCGTTGGAGTACATCAGGATCTCGTAGTGGCGGGGCTGGCTGTCGATCCTGAGGCTCTTCCAGTAATTGCTGTCAGGGTCCTCTATCGACAGGGATGTGGTCTTGTGGTCAACAAGGAAGTGCTGGCCGTCCACCTTGACCAGCTTGTCGATCTTCCCAGCAAGGGTCCACTTCCTGCTGATTCGCCCATTTGGCTTGAGGTTTCTCAGAGGGGCAGTGTACACCTTCTCAATCTCAACGACCTCGAATGTTGAGTTGGCACTGGTGTACTCTGCTGCGTATCCGGTTATCAGGGCACGGCACTGGGTTGCCACCAGTTCGTCGCTCGCGGCCATCTCGTCGATGACGGCGTAGGCATCCCGCAGATAAGCGTACATCCGACTCCCCCTTTTAGTGACGTGCTATCATGGGCATCAGCTGGCGTTGCCGTCAATGGGAAAACAGGCGTCATTATGAAAAGGACGCTTTTCGAGGTTGAGTGCCACACAAAGGGGCACACCTACATCATCAGGGTTTGGGACTCTCATGGCCCACTGGACCTCAATGACAGCAGACTCGTGGACATCCTGTACGAATGGTCAACAGATGACGGGCCGCTGGAATTGGAGGACGTGTGCGACATACTCGACTCGTTCTGCGGAGTCAGGGACGAGTATGAGCTTTACCGGACACTCAATGGGCCTAGGTTTTCTTCTGGGCAGCTAGGCCTTTAGCTGGTGATTCCATGCTGCTCCCTGTACAAACACAGGGCAATTAGCGAGTACACAGCCAAGTCCCTGAAGCTGTCCTCCACACTCTCGTGCTTGAGAGAGTTGCCCTTGGCGTGGGTTTGGATGCGACGCATCTTGTCGTTTGCACGAATCATGCAACCGATCCATGGGTCTATCCCAAACTCCTCCGATGCCCTCACGTTTGCAAACGGGTCGTTCGGCCTCCCGTAATCAGCCTGCTTCGAATCATGAAGCTTTCCTAGTCCCTCTAACTCTTGGTGGAACATCTCGCTTCCGTTCACCGGTAACACCCCCAGAAAAGTTCTTGAATGACCTGATGGCCCTGTGCCACGACACGGTACTCTTCCGCCTAGTCAGCTTTGGGAAGTTCTTGTCTGTGTAGCCCTGACGCACGAGAAACTCAGCAGCCTCCTGCTTGGTCTCAATCAACTCCTTCATCTCGGCATCAAGTGCCTCTTTCCTCTTCCCCATGGTGTAACCCTTCACATCACTGTCTTGGTTCCTAAGTGAGGGGTTGGGTCTGGCTAGGATTGTTATCCTCTTGTTTATGTTGTTCTCGTATATCTTCTGAGAGATCGCCTTGGCGTCGTCCTTGTAGGGCAGTCCGGACCATTTCTTCTTCAGGATCTTCTCCGACGCCGCCTTGGATGCGTTCCAGTTGTTCTCCCAAAGGGATTCAATGTCCCCCGCTTTGGGGTTTTCAATATCCACGGCCTCTGAATCTGCCAGCCCCTTGAATATCTTCCCCGTGAGTTCCGTGTACTCAGAGTATTCCTCCTTCGTCAGGTAGACATCCTCGCCCTTCTCCCTGAACCATGGGTCTGGCTCCCTGATCCCCTTTCGATCCTCGGGGTTCTGCTCGTTCCATCTCCGGAGCACCTTGTCCGCAACACCCTCGTGGACGTGCTTTCCCTTGGCCGGAACAAGGAGCTTATACCAGAAGCTGGCCTTTGTGCCAGAGGTGGGGTTGTAGTTTTCGGGGATTTTTTCGCCGTACTGGTCGAACTTGTCGTAATCCTCGAAGATGGGTATCTCGGCTTTCCGGAGAAGGTTCTTGCCCCACATCACGAACCGGTCTTCGTCACCCCAAGTCCTTCTCTCTTTCGCGTGGTCCCTGCTGGCACGCACTATCTGCTTGTAGAGGTTGGGGGACGCCGATGTGATGAACCCCCCAGCTATCCTCGCTGATGCTTTGCCGGGACTCCGGATCAGGTAGCCCACATCCGACACCACTCGCATCATCGGCTTATCTTTCATCATCTCGATAACCGACTCGCCCAGCTTCTCTCTGGCAAAGTCAAAGTCGCCCTTCTTGATGGCAACCGTGACATCCTTCGTCAGGGCGATCCACGTAGAAAACGGCTCGAACCTAGCGTACGAGATGTAACCATCCCCCACCTTGATGGACAGGGGTGGGATAGTCCTCGAACGCTTCTCAGCCGACCACTCCTTGGGCTGGTCGGGTGTCGTGCCCGTTATGAATGGATCATCCTCGTCGTCACCCATCAGTGCGGCAACAAAGGCGTACGCGAACAGTTGCTGGACAGTCCTCTCGCCAACCCCAGACCAGTCGCCAGACTTGAAGCCGTTGTACACACCCTTGCCCAACGGGATAGTCCCAAACGGGGAATACGCCACACCCTTTCTTAGAAGGTTGTCTGGAGTGAGGATGAACGGCAGAAACCACTTGGCCCCCGGCACTGTCCTTCGTATGTGCAAGGCTCCCTTGGCAAGAGGAGAAGGCTCTCCTTGGAAGACCCTGTCCCTAGCGATGGTCAGTGCCTCGCCCCACAGCCTGTGAGTCTTGTCCAGCATTACCTCGTCAAGAAACTTGCCGACCTGATCGTCCACAAGCCCGTTGTGCTTGGCGTCCCTGTATGCGAGTGCCGCCACCTCGCCGTACGCATTGACACTCTTGGCCCACGAGTCCATCGCCGTCAGGAATGTTGTGCCAACACCCCTGATGATCCTCCCTGCGGGTCCCTTGATGTGGCGGCGGTGGGTCTCAAACTTCGTCCTGCCACGCTCCAGACCCAGCATCCTCTCAAAGGACTCCTCCTCCGTGACGTAGGATCTCCAGAAGTGCTTGGCACCCTCATAGAAACCTATTGCCATATGCTTGTACAGGTGGGGTAGCTCCCCGATTCTGGGGGCCATCTTGTCCCCAAGCCCCACCGCCAGAGAAAGCTCGTTCATAACGGAGTGGACAATCCTCTTGGGGATCATCTCGTAAGTAATGAACGCGGTGTTGCTGACCACGTTGGCCATGTGGGTCAGCGGGCCAGACAGGATGAAGTTGATGAACATCTCATAGGCAATGTGCGAGGCGGTCCCTACAGCCCCCTTGTCCTTCAGCACCTCGTAGACAAACGCTTCGACAGCCTCCCTGCTGCCCATGTACTTGTCCAACTGGTCGAGGTCCCACCCCTTGGCCCTGAGCCGGTCCATGGTGGCCTTCGACTCCTCCATCCACTCCTGACGAACCTCTGCCACTCGCTTCTTCGCATCAGGGTGTAGACCGCCCATCAGTTTGCTCTGCCAGTAGGCCAGCTTGCGACGGATGTTTTCTGACTTGGAAAAGATAGCCTTGTCAATTGCTCGTCGGCTTCTCTCCCTGACAGTCTCCACCCTGTCCCGCATCATCGACCCAGCACGGCCCCACTCAGACCCCGCCTCGTCAGAGTACTGTGCGAGCCAGATCATCTTTTGTGTCAGGTCGTCGTACTCCGCAGCCGTAAGCCCACCGGCATCCATCTTCTTGAGGATGAAGGCGTGTCCCTCGGATGCCATAACCCAGTCTCGAGAGGTGAATATCTCTCCACTGAACCCCTTCTCGATCAGGTACTTGATCGCGGCCAGTGGGTCTCTGTTGAACTGAGCCTGACCATGAGCCTCGTCTTGGATGTGGGTCCGGATCTCCGCTGGCGTCTTGATGTGGGCATAGGCCCGCACCTTGTCCACCGCCGCCCGTGTTCTCTCGTCAACGTGATGCTTTGATGTCTCGTCGTAGTATTCGTCAGGAAGGTCCAAGTCGTGAACCTTGATTGACATTCTCTCGGAGCTATCCCCCAGTTGGCGGTACTCGTTCGGGTGAGGCACTACAGCCTTGGCCCGCCTCAGCAGGTTCATTTCGGCCCTGTCTGTGGATACGTGACGGCCTGTTATCATCCTCTTCCTGACAAGGGGCACAAAGCGGGACAGGTTCCCTCCGTACGACTTGAGCATGCCCTCGTGGTGTTCGTTCCAAACCGTCTCCACCACGTTCTTGAGTGCGTCAGGCTTGTTCTTCCTGAGCCACCCTGTGATCTCGCCCTCGATGTCCCCTTCCCACACCTCGTCAATCAGATCGAAAGCCCTGCCGGTGTACGGGGAGGCGGTAAGTGCGATGTCTGCCGTAAGGATCGCCAACTCCATGAGGTCGGTGTCTTTGTCGTCTAGGCCCTCTATTGCCAGAGAAAAGCGATCATCCTCAGAAAGCCCATGATCAATAAGCCATTGGTCCAGTTCGTCTGGCTCGTTCTCACTAATCCTGCCAACCTCGTCGGGTCCCTCCCAAGCCATGACCCGCATACCAAGACTCGTCAAGCGGAACCGGCCATCCTCATCCACGTAAACAAGACCCCGCTCCCTCAGAGAGGTGGTGTCTATGTCCGATACGTCGGCCTCGCCCAAGTACTCCCCGTTCTCATCCCTGCTGCCCACAGACTCCAGCAGACCATAGAACGCATCAATGTCTGTTGATTCGATCTCCACGTCCTCATCCGACAGACCTTCCCGAAGTCCCGAGTACTGTTTTCCGATGTCTTCGTTGAGTTGATCGGTTGGGGTGGTGGGCCTCTCTGGGGCGGGTTCCGGATCCTCGCTGTACGACTCGATGGTCATCGCGTCATCGACAGCGTCATCCATCTTGGCGTTGTAGTTCTCGCTGGTGGCCTTCTGTACGTTCTTCATCCCGTTGCGACGAATGGTCACGATCTGGGTGTTGCCAGCCTTGGTCCTGACCGTCACCACGACCACAGAAGGGGATGCGTAGTTCTTCTGGGTAACCTTGCTTCCACGCTTCTCAAGGTCAGCCACAGGACCCTCAGCCCACTCAGGAAGGCCCTTGCTAAGTGAGTGCTTCCTGCTCCTCTTGGTCGGCTTCTTGGCCTTCTTCTTTTTCGGCTTGTCGGGCACAGACTCGGTGATCGGCCTGACGGCAATGGGCTGGATTCCCATGTCGCCCGACACCTCGTTGAACACCCCCACCATTCCCTTGTACAGCTTGTCTCCGAACAGGGAGTTGCGGATACGCCTGAGCCAGTCACGAAGCATCTCGAATGCGTTGCTGTCAGTCTTGGCGATCTTTGAAACAAGGCCAGTCGTGATGAAGGAACTGTCCATCAGGTACGCGAGGGACTCCTCTTTCGCCAGTTCCTCCAGTGCCGTTTCGCCACCCTCTGCTCGGTAGTTGGAGTACGGGTCTACGTCCAGCCCAGCAGACTTCTCGAACTGGGTCAGGAAGTTGTCCCTGCCCTTTTTGAGAAGCTTCGCGTACTTGCTGACCTTGGAAAGTGCGTCGTACAGGCGGTCCCAAGCCTCCGGTGCCTTGGACTTCAAGTCATGGGTGTACTCGTGGGCAAAGGTGCCCGTCAAAGCCTTCCGGAGTCCCTCCCCGTCCAAGACTCCGTCCTTCATGTACTTCTGGACCTTGGGGATCGTCACGAAGATCCCATCGCCAGAGTAGACACCCTTCACGTTTGGGTCCGATGTCTGCACGAACCTGACATCTCGACCGCCTCGAGTCTCCCTGCCAAGCTCCCTGACAACGGAGAGCATCCTGACTAACGTGTCGTCAGAATCGTCTTTTGGCGACATGTCCAACGGGTCGACTATCTGTGCGTTGGGGTCCTGCTGGAGTATGGCCTGAGGAACTTCGACCTTCCGCTCCTGCGCAGCCTCTGGGGCTGGGATCACAGGGGCGTCCGAGGTGCTGGTGGACTCATCCCTCTTGGACATCCTCTCCGAGATGATCTCGAGCAACTCCTTGCCAACCCCCGTGGCGTTGAAGTCGCCGCCCTCCAACCTGCTGGCAACACCAGAGGCCGCAGTCCTCGCGTTCTCGGTCCTGCCCTCGTCTTCAGCAACAGAACGCCAGTAATCAACCTCAGCCTCCGTCTCCTTCTTGCTGTCCAGCACCCCGACATATTGCCCCAAAAGGTCGTCGGACGCAGCCTGCCGGTTATCCCTGTCCTTGAAGGACCCGTGCTTTTCTTCAAGAGGACCACGTACAGCGTCAGGCATCACCAGTATGGAGTTCCGGCTGGGGTCGATCAGGAACGACCACGCCTTTCCCGAAGCACGTGCCGCACCCCCTGCCGCTCTGGGACCACCCATCATGAACAGGGTCTGGGACGCGGTGTCCAACAGGGCCGTCTTCATGGGGGAACTCTCGAAGGTACCATCATCACCTATCCAAGCGTTGCGGTACTTCCCCTCAGGCATTGCGGCAACACGAGACATCTCTTGCATTACCGTCGTGATTTCCTCTTCCGTGAGTTCTGCAAGAAAATCCTTACCGAATTCCTTACTCAAGGATTTCCAGATGCTCCCTCCAACCAACGCCTTTTCAAAACCCCCCAAGCCAACCATGTGGAACACGGTCATCACCCCAGCCTCAAACGCCCCCTGCTTCCACGCATAGTTGAAGGCCTTCTTTGGAGGGAGTCCGTAGTCGATTGCCTCGACGTAGGAGTCGTTGGCGGATGTGGCACCAAACGTCCCAGCCATGATCGCCAACGAAGAACCGCCGGTCACCTTGGCCAGCCCCGCCGCTATCGCAGCCTGTGTCAGTGAGCGTGAGGCCCCGTACAGGTTCGTGTTGAACCACTTCCTCACAGAGGATAATTCCTCCTTGCTCATCCCTATCTCGTGACCCATGCCCCTAGCCTGAGTGGCCCTGACCATCCAGTCGGATGTCTCTGGGTCTATCAGTCTCATCACCGCAGCACCCATCGACTCCACCCCTGCGGCGGGACCACTGGTCAGAGACTGAAACTCCCAAGGCACACTGCTCTCCACACTCTCCTGTGCAATGCGGTCCGCCTCTCGGCTCTTCCAATCCCTCGCGTACCTCAGGTCCTCCCTGCGGACCCTCTCCTCGTCCGCCACAGGGAACCCCTTCCACACGTCCTGAGATTGGTTCAGGACCTCAAACAGGCGGTTCGATCCGTACGAACGGCCAGCCGGAATCTCCGCACTGGCCTGTTCAACTAGGCCGCCAGCCTCAAGATCGAAGGTCTCGTAGTGCGGAAGGGATGCGTACCCACGCCCCTGCTCTGACGGGAACTCGTAATGAGCAAAGCCGACTCCGTCTGCCATCTCTGACCCCGTGTCTCTCTGTGAAGTTATCGCATCGACCACGTCGGGAAGTACTGTGGCAAGTACTGCGACGGGCTTCGGATCGTCGCTCCCCCCGCCTCTGGGGACCCGCTCTTGATGTACTCCTCAAGCATCTCAGGCATGGGCAACGCCTCTTCCCCATACAGGAGCTTGGGAGCCTTCCCGTCCTCGGCTGCATCAACCGACAGCTGGTACTGGGAGATGGAGTTCTTCAGCCACGTCAGTGCTGCCGCACGCATCATGTGCTTGTGGTTGCCCTGCGACCCTGTCTGGTGCAGTGCCAAGTTACTCGTCTCGATAGAATCAACCTCCTCGCGGTTGATTCTACGCACCATGGAAAGTGCCGACTTCAGGAGTCTCTCGTCGAACACCTCCCGCATCTTTCCGTCTCGGGTCTTGAACCTTGTTGCCGACATGGAGTTGATCATCGAGTCCCACTCGGGGTTTGCCATCTCCTTGGCGAGTGCCGGTATACCCCTCTTGGTCTCATTCGCCCCAGCCTCTAGCTGGGCCTGCCGCCCGCCCGCTGGACCCCAGCGACTGGTCATTTCATCAATGTACTGACCCCTGACCGCCTCGGGGGGGGCTTCAAGGGGAGGCTGGTCACTGGCCCCCGTATTGTATGGCGGGTTGCCATGCCCTAGGGAAGTGCCCAACTCCGGACGAGGTCCACCCGCAGCCTCTTCTGTGAGGTCTCTGCGCCCACCTCCCATGTTGTCGACATCATCAACCTTGACCCTTCCCTCACCGCTGATGAATTCTGGGAACAGCTTCTGCAAGTTGCCGAACGGGTTGTCTGGGAAGTTGCGGAGGTAGTCCTGAGCCGCCGCATCAACCCCGTCCTCAATCTTTTGGTCCCCCTCGTTGTAGAGAGCCTCGAGGTTCCTGCGAGCGGTCGATATCACGCTCTCGACACCCTTGGCCTTCACGCCGTCCAGAACCTGTTGGTACCGCATCGCGTATTCGATGAACTTGTTTCTCTGGGTATCCTTCCTCGAGGTGAGGGGTTCCATACGCCCCCCGTCTGGGGAGACCCAGTAACGGTTCCCTTCTTCGTCTGTATGCACGTTGTCGGTGAACTTCTCCGCTTGGGTTCTGGGGGAACCCATCGCAAGCGAACCAATCCTCTCCGACTTGGTCAGGAGGTTCCCGACAGCCGCCTTGAATTGCTGGGGGTTCAGCTTCCCCGACCCACCGCCATACTTCACGCTGCCCAGAGTCTGGTCCTCGAACGCACCGGCGTCCGAGGGGCCAATCGTCTTGAGGTAGTCAAGACCTTTGGTTATGGCGTTGTTCCACTGCCGAGTCCCCTCGACCAGTCGTGTAGCATCCCCCCGCATACCAGTGCTGATATATGCGTCGCTGTTCAGCCAATCGTACCTCTTCTTCTCCTCCTTGGCCTTCAGGCCCGCTGAGAATTGCTGGTCCTGCTGGCGGATGGCTTGCGAGACAAACGGCTGGGCTACTTTCAGACCAGTGTTTATCAGGCCCATTACGTTTTGCAGTCTCTGCTGTCGGGCCTGAGACTCGATGTTCTGCTTGCGCAGGGCGTACTCGCCCTGACCGGCAGCGAGACCTACCGCACCAGACACGCCAGACATTGGCGGGCCGAACTGGAGATTGAGAGCCATGAGAAACCCTTTCTGCTACTAGAACAATCCGCCCACGTCAGGCGGCTCCTGTCCTGAACCTGACTCTCCGTACATGCGGGCCATGTCGAACGCAGACTCTGGGTTCAAGCCACCCCCGATGTTATTCCCAGTGAGAAGGGAGACCATCTGGTTTGCCTTATTCTGCTCGATTTGTGCCCTCTGTGCGGCAAACTGCCCAGCTATATCCGTGCTAGCCGCAGCCTCATCGGCAAGAGAAGACATCTCGTAGGCCTCGGTAAGAGAGGACCCCGCGAGGCCACGCCTAGCCATTCTCTGCATCCCTGAAGACCGGCCTCTGGAGAATCTCTGGGCAGACGCCCTCTGCGACACCCTCTCGGCCTCGTCGACCGACCCCATGGAAGAGCCGTATGCGCCCTCAACTTCTTTGAAGGAGTCCTCCAAGGCAAGGATCGACCCGTACCTGCCCATCATCTCACCAACCTGAGACCGGTTGAACATTTCCGTGGGCAGCGGATCGTCGAGGGAACCCGAGGTGCCGCCACCAAGAAAATAATCCCTGAGCCTTTCCTCGGTCATCGGGCCACCGCGATCAGCCTCAAGCTCCCTTGCGTCAAAGAACCCCCCGTACTCATACAGTGGGCCAATCCCCCTGTCGAACTCACTCCCAATGTTACCGCCGCCGGGGTACCACTCCGTGTCTCGTCCATATATCCCCAGATCCTTGGCCAGCCTCACCCGCTCGTCGTCCAAGAAATCCCTGAACGTGGGAATTGAGTGGTAGTTGTCAAAGTTTGCCGCTTGTGCGTCTCGGTACAAGGAGTCGCTGTCGGGGTCCACGACCCCAGCGTCTATGGCCCCGAGAATGACTTCACCCCTCTCGGGGGGGACCAAGTGCTGGTCAGTCCCGACAGGGACAAAGGTGTCCACTCTTGCGTCTGTCTCCCTCTGCATTTGCTCAACCGTCTTGAGCGGAATGGTGCCACGCCCTGTGTCTATAATGTTGTTCTGCCTGTTTTCGAGTCGCTGGCCCATTGTTGTCATGTTTGTCTCCTGACCATCTGCCTTGGGACGTGCGGGGAGTTGCCCCAGAACCCCAACATGTTCAAGTCGTCCTGAAAGTTGTTTCCGATCCCGCCCGTGGCGTCCTCGCCCATCAACTGCCGGTC